TAGAACTCATCAATGATGTGCTGATTAGGCTGCGGGAGACTACCGTATCTACCAGCACGGAAACGACCTACTCCACACTGGTTGGCAAGTTTGTCAATGATGCCAAGCGCCAGATCGAGGATTCCTACGCCTGGAACGTATTGGGACAGACTCTGACGTTCAACACCGTTGGCGGTACTTACATCTACTCCATGACCGGCGCTGGTCAGAAGTTCCAGGTGATGGATGGCATCAACGTAACGTCTAACGTTGGCTTGCGGAACCTGAGTTTTGTAGAGATGAATCGTCTACAGAACTTTTCTACGCCTATCACTGGTATCCCAGAGGCATATGCGTTTGATGGGGTTGACGGAAATGGAGACACCAAGGTGGTTCTCTACGCTCGTCCAGACAACGTCTATACGATGCAGTTCAGCCTCACAGTGCCTCAGGCTACTCTGTCGTCTGACAGTACATCTGTACTGGTTCCAGACGTTCTGGTGGTACAGAATGCCTATGCTCGTGCCCTGGTGGAGCGCGGGGAAGATGGTGGGTTAGCTTCATCGGAGGCTTACCAGCTTTATAGAGCCATGCTAGCAGATTACATCGCTCTTGAAAGCACTCGTTACCCTGAGAACCAAGAATTTGTTGCAGTATGAGTGAGCCGCTTCAGATTGCCAGCATTTCAGCCCCAGGCTTTTTCGGGTTGAACACGCAAGACTCGCCTCTTGATCTGGCGGCTGGCTTTGCTCTTGTTGCGACGAACTGCATCATTGACCAGTATGGTCGCATCGGCTCTCGCAAGGGCTGGTCTAAAGTCAACAGTTCCTCTGGCAATCTTGGAGCCAATCCTGTTGGCGTGATCCATGAGCTTGTTCAGTCTGACGGCACACTGACTGTATTGTTCGCAGGCAATAACAAGCTGTTCAAGCTAGATGGCTCTAACGCTGTCGTAGAATTGACCTATGGGGGGGGTGGCTCCGCTCCTACCATCACTGCAAACAATTGGTCTTGTGCATCCCTCAATGGGATCACCTATTTCTTTCAGACGGGCCATGATCCGCTGATCTATGATCCCGCTGTCAGCACTACGACCTATCGTCGTGTGAGCGAGAAGACAGGCTATGTTTCTACTGTGCCTAGCGCCAACATCGCTCTATCTGCCTATGGCCGTATGTGGGTAGCCAATACGTCCACCGTCAAGAACACGGTCTACTTCTCTGATCTGTTGGCGGGTCATGTGTGGTCTACTGGAACTGCTGGCTCTCTCAATGTGGACAGGATCTGGCCTAATGGCCCTGATGAGATCCAAGGACTCGCTGCTCATAATGGTTTCCTGATCATTTTTGGCAAGCGGCAGATTCTGGTCTATCAAGATGCCACTACGCCATCAACGATGCAGCTTAGTGACACTGTTGGCGGTATCGGATGTATCGCACGGGATACGATCCAGACAACCGGCAAAGATGTGCTGTTCTTGTCCAACTCTGGTGTCAGGTCGTTTGCCAGGACGATCATCGAGAAGTCTGCTCCGCTTGGAGATCTGTCCAAGAACGTGCGCAATGACATCATGGACATTGTTGCTGGCGAAACGCTTGCCAACATCAAGTCTGTGTACTCTGAGAAAGAGGCCTTTTACTTGATTACGCTGCCTTCTGTCAAAGAGGTCTACTGCTTTGACACAAGGGGCCAGCTACAGGATGGTTCGTTCAGGGTAACTATTTGGGACTCGATAGAGCCAACTGCTCTTTTGTCGCGTAGGAATGGTGATGTCCTGATTGGCAAAACTGGATACATTGGGAAGTACGGGGCATTCCAAGATGATGGTGTGGCGTACAGGATGTTGTACTACACCAACCATGCCGATCTTGGAAACCAGAATGTCACATCGATTTTGAAGAGGCTAAAGGCTACTGTCATCGGTGGCACCAATCAGACGGTCACGATGAAGTGGGGATTCGACCTGTTGACAAACTATCAGTCATCCAATACCACCATTCCGACTCAAGGAATTTCTGAGTACGGCATTGCTGAGTATGGAGCTAATGGCGTACCTGTTGCCTACTACTCTGAAGGCGTATTGATGCAAATCTTGTCTGTGCCTGCAACGGGTAGCGGCAAGATTGTTCAAACTGGTTACGAGTCAGATATTAATGGATCGGCGTTGTCGATTCAGCGCATTGAAATCCAATACAAGGATGGGAAGCTGTCATGAGCAACTATACCAAGAGTACTAACTTTGCTACCAAAGACGCGCTGTCATCTGGCAATCCTCTGAAGATTGTCAAGGGCACTGAGATTGACACTGAGTTCAACAACATTGCCACGGCTATCTCGACGAAGGCTGATCTCGCATCTCCTACGTTCACTGGTACTCCAGCATTGCCTACTGGTACGACTGCTGTTACACAATCGTTTGGCACTAGCTCGACGACTGTGGCTACCACTGCATTTGTGCAAGCCGCATTGCAACTATTGCATCCAGTTGGATCGGTCTACATCAATGCGACGAACTCAACAAACCCAGGCACACTGCTTGGCTTTGGTACCTGGGTTGCGTTTGGTGCTGGTCGAGTGCCTGTTGGTTTTAATGCTTCCAATGCTCTATTTGATACCGCCGAGGAAACTGGAGGTAGCTATGACGCAGTTGTGGTGAGTCACACGCACAGTGTGACAGACCCTGGACATACGCACACATTGGATACAGGTACTTCAGGTAACCAAGTTCCTAGTTATGGTACTGGAGCAGGAGTTGCCACACCGTTTTCTACATCTACAGGTTCATCTGTAACAGGTATTTCTATAGCAACCACAGGGGTGTCGGGCACAAATGCAAACATCCAGCCGTACATCACTGTGTACATGTGGAAGAGGACTGCGTGAAAACACCAGTTGTCATCAGAAAAGAGTACATCATGTACCTTGAACTTTTTGACAACATGTTGTGGTTTCACACTGATGTGAACAAGTGGAGTTCTGCTGTCAAGCGTAAGTTTTTGCAAGACATGAGGACACTGGTTGGATTGATTGGGATGCCCCTCTTGGCTTTTGTTGAAGCGAGTAATAAAAAGTTGATGAAGTTTGCGGAAGTTCTTGGCATGACAAAAGAACAGGAAGTAACCGCAGCAAATGAAGAACAAGCCTTTATTTATTGTTGGAGATAATCATGGGTTCTCTAGTATCTGCCGGTCTTGGCTTAGCTGGAAGTCTTATTGGTGGCCGCTCAGCACAACGAGCCGCACAAACCTCTGCTAATGCACAACTTGAATCGGCCCGTATGGCGGCTGAGGAGGCGCGGTTCCGTCCAGTAGGCATTACTACTAGGTTTGGTCAATCGACGTTCCAGACAAGCCCTGAAGGCCGCGTAACTGGTGCTGGTTACGAGTTGTCGCCTGAGCTTCGTGCATACCAAGACCGTCTGATGGGCTTGACGGGCATGGGCTTGGCTCAGGCAGAGGCTGCACCTGAGATGTACCAGCCGCTGATGGCTGCTGCTCCTGGCCTGTTTGGGTTGGCGCAAGGCTATCTGGCAGAGACCCCACAGCAGGCTGCTCAACAGTACATGGCTCGTCAGCAGGAGTTGCTTGCTCCTGGCCGTGAGAGGCAGCTTTCACAACTGCAAAATCGCCTGTTTCAAACTGGCCGTGAAGGTCTAGCTATTGGCGCTACTAGTGCGCGTCCTAGTGGCGCTGCTGGTCTTGGCGCAGCATCTCCTGAGATGGAGGCATACTACAACGCTCTGGCTCAACAAGATGCTGAGTTGGCTACTAGGGCACAACAGGCTGGCATGGAGCAGACTCGGTTTGGTGCTGGGTTGTTTGGCACTGGTGCTGATTTGCTGAGAGGCGCTTACCAGGGCCAGATCGGTGCTTTGGCTCCGTTTGAGGCTTATCTTGGCCAAGCCAAGGGACTTGAATCTCTGGGTCAACAGCCTCTTGCTCTGGGCATTGACATTGGCGCTAAAGGACAGAGTGGTGCTGCGGCTCAGGCAATGTTGTCAGGCGGCATGAGCGCAGCAAGAGCATTGGAAGCGGCTAATGCCTACAACCCGTTTGCTGATTTTCTTACTGGCTTGAGCCGAAATCCAGCATTGGGACAGGGTATTTCTAGTGCATTCCAACCGTACATTGCCGGTAGAGAAGCTGTTGCCCAATACGGTGCTGGAAATGTTTATGGATATGGTGGTAGCGGCGCAACTCCGACTGATTGGAGCTTTTAATCATGGCAACTGATATCGTAGGTTCCTTGTTTGGTGTAACGCCAGAGGTATTGCAGCAGCGTCAGATGGAGATGGCTGACAGGCAGGCAATGGAGTACGCGCAACTGAGTCCTTTGCAAAGGGCTAGTTACGGTCTTGCTCGTGGCGGCTATCAACTGGCTGGCGCATTGGGTGGCCAAGACCCGCAACTGCGTATGATCAGCAATCGTAATGCCATTGCGCGTCAGATTGATCCTACAAACCTAGAGTCGATGCAGATGGGCATCCAGGCTCTGCAGCAAGCTGGCGACTCTGTGGGCGCTATGCAGTTGGCTCAGGTGCTTCGGCAGGCTGAGAGCGAAGCGGCGCAGCGTTTCCAACGTGAAGCTGCTGGTGAGGCTTCTCTTGCTGCCGCTCGTCGTGAACGAGTTCAAGCAACTCCAAGAGAAATTCAGTTGGCTAGGGAGTTGGCTTCTCAACGTGGTGCCCCAGGTACACCAGAATATCAAGAGGCCTACAACGCTGAATTGACAAGGCTGACTACCACTGGAGAGTCTGCTACTCCTGAAATGCGTAATGCGGCGGCACTTGCTTCTAGGAAGGGCGCTCCAGGATCTCCTGAATACAATGCCGAGTATCAGGCTCAACTTTCTCGCATGACCGCTAAAGCAGAGGGTCGAGAGCCTACGACACCTGAACTGACCAATGCACGAGCATTTGCTGCAACCCAGGGTGCTTTTGGATCGCCAGAGTACATGGCTGCTTTTAACGAAGAATACAAGCGACTGACTACGGCTAAAGAAACCCGTGAACCAACAAGCCCAGAACTGACAAATGCTAGGGCTTTGGCAGCACTATCTTTCCCAGTCGGTTCTCCAGAATACAACGCTGAGGTTAGAACGCAGCTTACTCGTCTAACTACTAAACCAGAAGGGCGAGAGCCTACTACTCCAGAATTGACAAATGCTCGCGCTATTGCGGCACGGGCTGGTGCTCCTGGTTCTCCTGAATATGAGGCCGCATTCAAGACTGAATATGATCGTCTCACTGGGCCGAAAGAGATTCGCCAGCCTACAACACCTGAACTTACCAATGCTCGGGCTATTGCAGCACGGGCTGGTGCTGAAGGTTCTGCTGAATACAACGCCGCCTTTATGGCAGAGTACAACAGGCTGACTCAGAAGGAAGCTCAGAAGCCTGAAATCGCAAGATTGCAAGCATTGCGTGATAGTTACGCTCCTGGATCTAGAGAGCGCAAAGAGGTACAAGACCGCATTGATGCTCTTGGCAAGGGATCTACGGTTGAAGTGAGAAATATATTGCCAGGACAACCCATAGCACCCAAAGACTGGATTCAATTTGAGAAATTTATACAGGATCAGCCTACGTTTAAGCAGACTGCTGCGATGATTTCTGCTGCTCCTAGTGTCTTGAGGGTGATTCGTCAGTCCACTTCCAACGATTTCGCATCTAGGGCACTACCAACTAGTATTGCTAGGTTGTTTGAACAGGGCACTCTGTCTAATCAGGATGTCTCTAGATATGCTAGGACTGGAGGACTGGATGATCGTCTTGCTGCTATGGCATCTGAGTTCTTTACTGGCCGAGTGACATCTGTCACGAAAGAGCAAGCAGAACGCTTTATGACCAATGTTTATCGTGGTGCTTTGCTTGAGCAGAGGAATGTATACGCAAGTCAGGCAGACATCCTGGGTTACGCCGACTCTCCAAGTTTCAAGAAACGACTGAAACAGATCGACGACGAGTTGGCAAAATTCCGTCCATCGCAACCACAGCCAGCTCCTGGAGCGGGTGCGGCTCCTGGGGCAGGAACGGCTCCTGGAGCGGGTGGCAGGACTATGTCAGCGGAAGAAGAAGCCGCGCTTTTGCGTAAATATGGCCAAAACCCTGGCCAAAATCCGCGATAACTGGAGCATCCAATGTCAACCTACGAGCAAGTTCTAGAGGCATTGCGCCGTGCTGATGCGGCTGGAAACACGGAGGATGCGAAGCAACTAGCTGCTATGGCTATCCGTATGCGGCCTCGTGATGTCGCTGACGTTCGCCCTGCCACTTCTACTGGTGAGGTGCTAGTAGAAGGATTGCGGCGAGGTGTTGCTGGTACACCTAGTCTGTTTATGGGTCTTAGTTCAATGGCTGGCCAAGGGATGACTCAAGGTGGTATGCCATTTATGCCTGGTACACCAGGAGTAGTATTCCCAATGGGTCCCAGGTTCTTTGATGCGTCTTCGCAAGTTGAGCCTCGTCCCTCACCAGGACAAGCATTTCAGCAATCCTATCAAAGCACTCAGCGAAATATTACTGGGATGCTTGGTGGAGGTAATGTTCGTCCCACCACAGAAGCACAGAAATATTTGATGAGTTTTGCAGAAGGATTTGGAGATCCTTTGAATTTGTTGGGAGGTGCTGGTCTGGCCCGTAAAGGTGTACAAGCACTTGCTGGCGGCATGGCTGGTGTCGGCGGTGAGTTTGGTGGAGAGGTCGGAGGACAACTTAGTGGGGATGTTGGCCGCGTCATTGGAGGCATAACTTTCTCTCTGTTCAGTGGCGCTGGCGCTCTCAAAGCAGGTGAAGCTGCCATTGATAAAGTTCGTGGTGCTGGGAAAGTTGATGTGGCTGACTTGGCAAACATGGAAGGCTTGTCCAGGGCACAGAGCCTCGTTTCCAGAGCAATTGACTCAGATCCTGATCTGCTCAAGCGAGTCAATGAAATCCAGGCCAGGGTCAAGTTTGTCACCGGGAAAGACATCGGCACTGGCGCTGGCATCAGTGGTCTTGACAACGCTGCATTGCGTACTACTCTGACTGATTTGGCTGGTAAGGATTTGAAATTCAGGGGCGAGTTGGCGAAGTTGTACGCTGATCTACAGAGGGCGGTTGCAGCAAGGGCGCAAACAGAGTTCCCCAGTGGGCCAATGCAGTTCCCGTCGCAAATTAAGGCTTTGGAAGAAGTCAAAGTAGACTTCAACAAGCGTGTCAATGCTATCAACGATCAGTTGAGTAACATGACAGCCAACTTGAACCTAATGGGCACGACTGCACCTGCCCAACTTGGTCAGTCCATTCAGAACCTTGTGGTGGCTCGTGAAAGAGCAGCTAGGGATGCGTTGTCTCCTGAGTACAACTCTGTCAAACAGCAGGCCTCTGACCAAGGCGCAATCCTTCCTGCTCAAGACACACAAGATCTTCTGAACACGGCCTTTGACTTGTTTAGGCGAGATCCTTGGGGTCGTCAGTCCGATCTGTTGCGACTTGTTAACCAGCAGTCTGAGAACTTTAAGGCACTTAGGGCTTCTCGTGCGCCTGCTCCTAGTGGTGAGATGCTCCCGGCTACAACAGGCCCAGATTTGACTATAGGCCTGGATATTACGAGCTTGGACTCGTTGAAACGCCGAGTCGCCAAGGATCTTCGTGATGTCCGTGATCCTGCTATCCGTGAAAAGCTGTCTCTGCTGCAACAGCGAGTGGATGAGGCGCTGAACAAGGTTGAGAACGCCAGCGGTAACATCAATGTCAATTTCCGTGGCGAGAATGTCACCTTTGGTGATGCCATGCGACAACTCGACACTGACTACTACACGAAGGTTGGAATCCCGTTCCGAGATGCCGATGCTGTGCAACGTATCAGTTCGCAAGATTACGCAGAAAAGATTGCACCTCAGATCGCATCTTCTCCAACAGCGCTTTCGCAGTTTCTGCGTGTTGCTGGTGACGAGGGTATGCCATTGGCTGAAAAGTCGATCATGTCGAGGCTCTATCATCAGTCACTTACCAACGGGCTGATTGACTACAACAAGTTGGACAAACTGCTAACCCGTGACAGCAACAACGGCGGGTACAGGGACATCTTGGACATGACTCCTGGCCTCAAAGGGAGGCTACAGGACAGCACTCAGAGGGCGCAGGCACTTGCTGCTGAGAAGATCGCTCTGGATGACGCTGTTTCTGCAGAGCGTATTCGCATTGGAACTAGCTTCCTAAGAGACTATGACTCTGGTGGTGTGGAGCGTATTGCTTCCAGGATGACAGGCGGCGAAGGCAGGGGCTACACCGCTAGGCTAATGGCTGACATCAACAAGCTGCCAGTTCAAGAGCAATCTAACGTCAAGATGGCTTTGCGTAATCAGTTGGTCACGCAGATGCTTGATTCTGGTGATCCATTTGCTTATCTCCGAAAGAACAGGACTGCCTTCAACAGCATTTACACGCCAAAAGAGCTTGATGGCATCACTGCTATGGCCGATGTGGCTCGTCTTTCTCGCAAGATAGATGTAGATAAGCTCCCGGTCAATAAAGCTGCTCTTGAAGAGCAAAACATGATGCAGAGGTTCTTGGGCGGTGCAAAGCCCCAGGAAGTCAGCAATGTGCTGGTCAACGGCATCTATAGCGTCTTGCAAAAGGGCTATAGGATTATGGGCTTGATTGGGCAGGCGAACATTGATCAGGCCACCAAAGATGCCCAGAGGCGATTGTTCCTTGATCCAAGTGGCATTGATGCTATTCGCAATGCCTCTATGAAGCTGGTAACTAAGGACGGTAAAGAGATCGACTGGAAGAAAGAGGTTCAAGCCCGTGATTTGCTGAACTTTGCCAAGGTCATGGGATTGAATGTGGCTCGTACTGGATACATTGGTGGCACTGTGGCCGCAAGCCCAAGTCAGATCATGACGACAGAAACCGAGCCTTTCTACGTTTACGAGGAGTAATCAATGTTGTCCCTTATCTCTACACTCGGTGGCCTACTCATCAGCGGCCTGCCCAAGCTGCTCGAATACTTTCAGAACAAGGCCGATCAGAAACATGAGCTTGCATTGGCCAGGATGCAAAACGAGCGCGAGTTGGCTCTGGCTGCACAAGGTTACGCCGCGCAGCAGCGCATCGAGGAGATTCGCACGGATCAAGTCATGATGCAGACCGAGGCGCAGATGACGGAAGCCGCGCTCAAGCACGACGAGAAGATTCTGGACAGGGCGCACAAGTGGGTTGCCAGTTACGTCGGCACTGTGCGTCCGACGGTGACGTACATCTTCGTGATTGAATTGGTGCTGATCAACATGTTCCTGTGCTACTACCTGTACACGAACCCTGGAATGATCAAAAGCATGGACGACGTGCTGCGCTACTCGGACATCATCTTCAGCCCGGATGAAATGGCTATGCTTGGCGGCATAATTGGCTTTTGGTTCGGCTCTCGCAACTGGAACAAGAAGTGAAACTCAGCAAGGTCGGCGCTGACTTGATGCACAGGTACGAGGGCTACCGCAATCGCCCCTACCTGTGCCCAGCTCACATCTGGACGATTGGCTACGGCCACGTCTTGTATCAGGAGCAGATCAGGCTGCCGATGGCACGCACTGAGGACAAGCCCGTGCCAATGATCCGCAAGGAGATGCCGCTCAAGCAGGAGGACAACCGTGTCTGGTCGAAGAAAGAAACCGATGATCTCTTCGCGGCTGATGTCGCAAGTTTTGAACGTGGTGTTCTTCGACTTGTTCCCGGCGTTGTTGGCCGCCAAGGCGCTTTTGACGCTCTGGTCAGCATTTCCTTTAACTTCGGGCTAGGTAATCTGCAGCGCTCCACCATCCGAATGAAGGCCAACCGGGGCGATTGGGAAGGCGCTGCCGATGCATTCATGCAATGGACAAAGGGCGGGGGGCGTGAACTCCCCGGCCTTGTCAAACGTCGCAAGGACGAGCGAGCGCTATTTCTGTCGGATAGCAGCCCTGTTGGCTTGCAGCACTGACCCAGTTGTTCATGCCTAAGTCGGTCAACAAGCCGAGCGACGAGCAGGCACAGCAGTTTGACGAGTATGTCAAACACTGGCAACAAACACTGAATCTAATGGATTGGCGCTTAGAGCGCAGCAGCAAGCCTGTGAAGGCCGCAATGGCTGCAGTGCAGTGCGACAGTCAGGCTAGGCTAGGGTCGTACCAGTTGGGCGACTTTGGATCCACACAGATCAACAGCGAGTCATTGTCAATGACTGCGCTACACGAGTGTTTACATGTCTTCCTATTCGACTTGATTTCGACAGCACAAGACAGGGCAGCAACACCTGAGCAGCTTGATGCGGCAGAACATCGAGTAATCAACGTGCTTGAGAGGGTTTTATATGGCGCAGCCAGTAGTCAGTGAGCGAGATTTCATCGATCTCTGGGATAAATATAAGTCGGCATCACAGTTAGCAAAGGTATTGGGCATTGCTGAACGCAATGTCATGGCCCGTAGAAAGCGCATCGAGGCCAGGACAGGACAACTCCTGGAGACTCTTGACAGGCGACACACCAGATCGTTTGACCACCTTAGCCCATCCAAATCCTCGTCTGCAAGGTATGCCCTTGGCATTGAGAACGGCATCGTGCTGGTCTTCTCAGATGCCCACTTCTGGCCTGGGATCAGGTCTACAGCCTATAAAGGTCTGCTATGGGCTATCAAGAACTTGAAGCCAAAAGCTATCATTAACAATGGTGACGCTTTTGACGGGGCAAATATATCCCGTCACCCTAGGATAGGGTGGGACAGTAAGCCTAGTGTAGTGCAAGAACTAAAGGCTTGTGAAGCGGCTTTGGAAGAGATTGAGGAAAGCGCCAATGGTGCAAAGTTGGTGTGGTCATTGGGCAACCACGATGCAAGGTTTGAGAACCGGCTGGCCAACACAGTGCCAGAGTTCATGCACATCGGCGGCTTTAAGCTATCAGATCACTTTCCTGCCTGGATACCATGCTGGTCGTGCTGGCCAACGGATGAGGTAGTTGTCAAGCACCGCTTTAAGAATGGCGTTCATGCCACCCACAACAACACTGTCAACGCTGGAATTAGTGTAGTTACAGGCCATCTGCATAGCCTCAAGGTCACCCCGTTTTCTGACTACAACGGCGTGAGGTTTGGTGTGGATACGGGCACTCTGGCCGAGATTGACGGCCCCCAATTCACGGATTACATGGAAGACAATCCAGCGAATTGGAGGTCGGGCTTTGCTGTGCTAACGATCCACAAGGGTAGGCTTTTGTGGCCAGAGCTTGTGCATCGCTACGCACACGACAAGATCGAGTTCAGGGGTCAGGTGATAGACGTAGAGTCCTTCTGAGCCTTCTGAGTCTCTTGCTCTTGCACTATGGCGCGATAGGCCTGTAAAGCAGAGCGCAGATCCTGCCTCATGTGGGAGACTTGATCTTCCAAATCATTGATCTTCTGTAGGGATTCGTGAGCGAACCGGATCAACTGGTCGGTTTTCCAGCTTGCGAAATCGTGCACCTCCGTGCTTAGCTTTTGGGATTGGGCGTTCTTCTGTGTGGAAATCATGCTCGTTGCCGCATTTTCTGTGTCTGTAGATCAACCCGTTTCTCTGGCTCGTTCTTTCTACTGTCGTCCATGTTTCGCAAACGGGGCATTTCACTGGGTGGACTCCATCCGAATTTTCTCCATGTTTGCTGCACGTCTGTTGCAGCGGCAGGAATATACCTGAATTTCGGGTCTAAGATGCTTAACATTTTTCTACTCCAAAAGCCTTTCTGATGAGGTCGGCAGAGTGGTACGGCTCGGCCTCGTATGCTATGTCAGCACATCGGTTGGCAACGACTGAGGCGAAACGCTGAAGAGTGGCGTTAGAGATACAGACCATTGATCCCTGATTAGCGTCTACCAGACGATACGCTCCAGCCTCTTGAGCCAGCTTGATGATGTCTTCTTTCATTCTTGCCCCCTTGCTCGGATGACTTCTGCAAGTCTTGCCGCCTTTGCTTCATCACACAACTTCGCACACGCCTCACGCTCGTCAGTTTGTCCTTTTTTGTAGGCGTTCTCAGCCATCTGAACCGCATCAGACGCAAGCACCCGAAGATCGCCGTAAAACATTGTTGCTGGTGTCATGCTTGTCCCCTTGCTCGGATGGCGCGGTTTATTTCCTCGGCGTTGTTGTCGCTGATGCACAGGCCCGTAACGATGCGGCACACTGCCTCTCGCTCATCGGCCCGAACGATAGCCTCGACTGCCTGGGCGAATTCATGCACCTCCTGGTGCTTGCGCCAAAGCTCTACGATTTCTTTGTGGATCATGTGTTCCTGTCCCTGAGTAGCTTTTCGATGTCCATCACTACATCACGAACGTCATAGTCCCACTCTTCGATCTCAGCGTCCGTCAGCCCGACCCACTGGCGCTGTGCTGGTTGCTTCTCAGCCTGCTCGATTGCGGCGCTCAATGCGTTTATGGCTGCGCCAATTTTGTTTTCAGGCCACTGCCGAGTATTTGCCAGATACAGCGCCTCCAGCGCCTGCTTCATTGCTTCGATGCTCATCTGCGACTCTACTTCATCTTTTGCATTTCTACCGTTACCTTGCGAGGATTGATGCCCTCAAAAGCCCCGACTCTGGAGGCCAGTGATGGATAAGGCTCTACGCCTGTCTTGCGCTTGTCGTTGAGGACTCTAGAGGCCTGATAAGAGCGTTTCCTATCAGTCTCTAGATCTCTGAAC